CACAAAGTTCGTCGATGCGTTCGTGCCATCCATGTGCAGCAGGAGCGATGTGTAATTGTAGTAAGGATCGGCCACCGTGGATGATGCGGTTGTTGGCAATGCTGCTGTGGGAGGCGTGAAATTGGATGCGTATCGAGCGAATCGGGAGATACGGAAATCGTCTATGTAGCCATTTATGTTTTGGCTATTACCGTTGTCTCCAATTCTTAAGTTCCTTCCTGAAGTCACTACAGTGCCAGAGAATGTACCAGTTGCCGATGAAACTCCGTCCTTATAGACGACAATGCTTGTGCCATATCTTACAATTGCAATATGCTGCCATGTGTTTAAATTCACAGCAAAAGATATAACCAATTGGTTAGAAAAGCCTGTTGACGACATCTCTAACGTCCAATTTATTCCGTTATGATAAAACATGCAAGCGTAATTGCTGTATCCAAAAGCGGCGTCCACAGCATTAGTCTTAGGGGCTGGTCTGATCCAGAATTCAATTGTGAAATCACTAGACGACAGGTTGATAGCTGCGTTCGCTGCAATCGACAGGTAATCGCCCGTCCCATCAAAAAAGCCGCTTGCTCCACCGTATTTACTCTGTGTCGTGCTGATCTGCGTGCTACCGACTGGAGTCACCGTCAGTGCATTTAAACTGCTATCGGTAAACGTGGTCGATCCATTCGTTCCATCCATACTGAGCATCAGCGAAACGGCTGAATAGTAAGGGTCGCCACCATCTATGACAATACCTCCACCACCACCACCGACAGTCTTTTTGCTATTGCGAATAATGTTGGCTAACATCAGAAGTTTTGACCTCCAACGTAACCCTGCCAGCTTGTACCACCGTTTGAGCTAAAGAATGCGAACGAGTCCGCTTTGCCTATCGCCGATGTGATCGTTGGCGCAGTTCCACCCGCCCATTTGATCGCCGCAGGCCAAGTGACTGAACGTGGCGTTCCGTCTGCGGTGAAGATCAGGGTAAATGAGCCACCGGAGCCGCTTGCAGGAGGATTGGAGATCGTCAGGGTGGTGATCGCAGCGTTGAGGCTGACCGTGAAGATATTGGATGTTTCGAGATTCAGCGTCAGCGTGCCGGATGATATCGTTGGGCTGGAGACAGATTCGGAATAGTCCCGAAGTTTGGCTCGGATCAGCTCGTTATCCTGAAGGTTTTGCGTGCCTGTAAACGAGTTTGCACCAGCAGTGATGTATCCTGACGGGTTGCTTGTGCTGTAGCCGTCCGTGATGCCATAGCCTGATAGCGTGGTTGGCTTGCCAGTGAGGTTTGCAAAGGTCAAGCAGGATGTGGTGGCATAGTTGCCCAGAGGCTGATAAGTCGTGGATGCGTTGGCCGTGGTCAGGTAAAGCGTTAGGTTCGGCGTGCCAGTCAGGTTTGCATAAGTGAAATTCGCCGATGGTAATTTGGCATCCAGTGCGGTCTGAAGCCCTGTGACCTCCGAAATGGCATGATTGTGAGCGGATGGTGCAAACGCGATTGGCTTGCCTGTCAGGTTCGCATAAGTAAAGTTGGCTGTCTCAAGTTTGGCATCCAGTGCGGTTTGCAAGCCAGTGACGTTGGCAATCGAGTGCGTATGTCCCAAGACTGCGTAGGTGGCGTTGGCAGAGGATATTGTCAGGTATGGCGTCAGATTGGCCGAGGTTAAACCGTCTGTAATGCCATATCCAGCGAGCGTTGTGGGCGTGCCTGTGAGGTTGGCAAAGGTCAGGTTTGCGGATGTGAGATAAGCCCCGACAGCCTGATAACGAGTGTCAGCATAGCCTTGCGTTAGAATCGAGTCGGATGTGTAGACAGGCGAAATATTGAGGTAAAACAGTTCGGCTTTATTTCGTGAAGCCCTGATCTCTGTGCCAGTTCTTACGCCTGAAATGACAGCGTCAGTTGTGTGTTGGAAAGAAGTGTAACTACCTGGGATTCCTGTAAACCCGCCTAAACCTGTCGTGTTATCAAAGACCAATCCGTTCGTCATTTTGTAACTAATACTGGAATCCGTATAAGCATATTGGAATCCAATTGTAGACTTTAAAGCGGCCTGCTGAAAACAGATCCCCCTGTCAAAGCCAGAGGTAGGCCCAAATGCAAGCTGATAGTCTTGGCTGTTATCCCCTGTACCACCTAGGTTGCCTCGGAGCCGAAAATGTCCACCCTGAGCATTACCAGAGATAACCCCACTGCCAAGGTTGAGAATGGTTTGGGATGTTGCGTTACTTGCATTAATGAAGGCAAAGCCCGGTTGGGCTGCTATAAAAGAGAACTGTTGAGTGTTTGACGACTGAAAAGAAAGGGTAGACCCGTCCGTTTCGACGCTGGTAGCAGACTGTAGTGTTCCATTTGGGTTGTAAAGATAACTGCCCATCGCATATTGATCAGGGTCTAAATACGTTCCGGTAGACAACACCCTTTCGCCACGCAAGCCTATGTAGGACTTTTTAAGCCCGCTAGTGACATAATCGCCATTTACATAATAGCTTGAGTAGCTAGGGGCGTAAGGGACGCCTGTGTCAGTCAAGCCATATGTCGTGTTCGCAAGTTTTGGCTGAAACGTATTGGCTACCGACAGTACCCCATTGCCCGTGATGGACAGATTATCCCCAACGATGATTCCACCCAGCGTGGTATTTGTGGCTGGAATAGATGATCCGCTGATCCCGGCTGGCCCTTGAACGCCCACCGTGACAACAGTGACAGTCTTTTCGCCTGTGATTATAACTGTATCAGCCACGTGTCACCTCGGGTGAGACTGTCAAAGTCCCTGATATCAGTCTTTGGACAACACTTCCGGTCACGATTTCGAGATCGTAAACACCATCAACCAGGTTGGCAGTTGTGGCAGCATCCAAAGCGATTGCAATCACTCCACCGGTCGCGTTGCTGATTGACAAACAGGCTGAAGGAGTGGTCAGGCTCAATGTCGTGTTGGAGTTACTGTAAGATGTGCGAGCCATCAGCCTGGCACTGCTTCCGGTCAGGTTCACAGCGGTGCCGTTGGAGGTCCAAGTGAGCGTCCGATTGAATGAAGCGCCGGCCTCGATCTCAAGGTTATAATTTCCAGCCATCATTCAGCCTCCAGTTCCGCTTCAGGTGTCTCGATTTCGACAGGCTCTTTAGGTTCCTCAGCCTCGGCCTCTGGAGGCTCTTCCATCTCGCCAAGTCCGAGCGTTGCACGTGCTTCGTTAACGGTGAATATTCCTGCGTTGACGCCTGCCGTAGCGATATCCATCAGCGCTTTGCGGTCCACTGAAAGCTCTTCGATCTGGCTGGTGTCGAACCGCACACACAAAGATTGATCAGGCTGTGAGGTCATACCGTTGCAGGCAATCGGCAAAGTTTGCACCAGCCTGGTCAGCTCACCGGCCACCAGATCCAAGAAAGGAATCACAGCATCGCGCCATGATGCTTTGTTAGCCTCGACAAGGTTGCTGTATGTCTTGCCCGTGTCAGGCTGTTTGAGCGACATAGGCGCCCATCCAAGGACACCACAGATTCGAGCGGTCGCAAGGTCGGCCATCTCGCTCACGGACAAATCTTTAGGCGAGAAGCCCGGCGATTTGATATCCATTTCGGATGTCCCGACGAATGGCCTGCCCACAGCTTTACCACTCACAGCTCGTGCCAGGTCGGCTTGGACCTGCGACAATTGAGCATCCGAGAGATTGCCCAGTGTTTTTAAACTGACGATCAGTGATGGCACACCAGACCGACTGAGAACGGTTGTCTCATACTGGCCGATGATCTTCACTAGCGCCATTTCAGCCACAACAGAATCGAGCGTTGAAACGCCCCGGCTCTGAGCGTAGGTCGATCGCCCCTGGCGAAATGCCAGCATCAATTCTACAGGCACAGAGTAGTTGTACGACCGGCCCCAGTCGCTTCCCATGACTGGATATTCGAGAACTTCGTTGATGCTTTCGCCCATGACGGGTCTAAGGACCCAAGGCGATGGGATCGGCATCAGTTCGGTCACCGCAGTGCCAGCCGTGTTTGTGATTACTTGGATATAAGCGTTGCCGTTATCGCACAGGCTACAGTAAAGGTGCTCCAGAACTGTCGCATCCGATTCGCCGGGGCTTGGCCGTTGCCAGAGTGACTGCAAAGGGTGATAGACAGGCGTAAAGCCGCCATCCTCATCCCACCGGCCGACCTGCATGATTGCCTTGGTGGCGTTGCGCTTCATGGCCTGTATCGCAGCTTGAACCACAGACACTTGGTTGTACGGGCGAGCCAAGGTCATATAGTCGTTAGACAAGCCCGTCATCATGTCCACAGTCCATGAAGTCGCGGCAATGTCAGCGGTGTTGGCTGTGACACCTTCACGCACTGACTTCGTGAACCGGCTGCGGATGTTTTGGAATAGTGTTGGCATAGTTTTCAGGAGACGTATCTGAAAGGCTGGATCGGAGACAAATAGTTAAACGCATCGGCAGCAGCATCAACCTGGTCGTCATGTTTGCCGGTCGGGAAGGAGCACAGCTCGTCAATGAAGTCACGGTTCCAATCGCCCTTTTCCAGCTCGATCGAACCAGACTCAAACGCAGCGGCCATGGGCATTGCTCGCACTTCTTTCGAGCCTGTTGGTCGTTTGCTGATGACTCCATAACCGATCAGATTACGTGTATCGTGCTGGACCTGATCGACGCCAGCCGAGCCGGGATCTTGCGCTAAGTGAACAATCGTTTCGCGACCGTCGGTCTCAGCGATCTGGCGCTGGATTGTGCGACGAGTAGCAGGTGACCATTGCCCGCGTGAAACGTGCTTGATTCGGTAAATGTCGCCGGTTCTGCTCATCCACACACCGGCAGTGTAATCGCCACCACCGACCGTTGCGGCTGTGTCCCAGGCTCGGCATGAGTTGGAGTTGGGCGGTACCGGCGATGGATCGACGATGCGAAACCATTCAGGCTTGAAAAAGCCTCCATCGCGTGGCGTTGGTGTCTGTTGGTAGAGAGCGGAAAAGGCATAAGAACCGACGGTCTTTTTGATCCGGTCGAAGTCATCCACACTGTATCGTTCTGGCCAAAGCGCTTCACCGGGCTGGCGACCAATTAGGTCATCATCCTCAGCGATGGCTGGCAGGCTGACCACATCCCATTGTTCGCCACCTTCATTGGCCTGTTCTAATAGCTGACCAGCCAAGTCAAGGCTATGCCATCTGGTCATAATCAGGACGATTGCGGCACCTGGGTGAAGGCGTGTGTAGAGGTCGTTTTGGTACCAGTCCATGACGCGAGCACGATAGGTGGGTGATTCGGCTTCAGCTCGTGACTTCACTGGGTCGTCAATAATCACCAGGTCGGCACCATAGCCGGTCACACCCGATCCGACACCAACCGCATATAGCCCGCCGCCATGTTCGCTTGACCACTGATTTTGTTTGTTCTGGTCGTCGGAAAAGTTGAATCCAAACTCTTTTGCGATGCGTCTGGTTTGTCGGCTAAAAGTGCAGGCCAGTGAGTGGTTATAAGCCCCAATAATTACTCGTAAACCTTGATCCACCAATAATCTATAAGCAGCATAATGAATCGTTGCCAGCTCGCTCTTGCCGTGCCTGGGCGGCAGGAAGAGCATGAGCCGTTTGACTTCACCGGTCGTCACCCTGTCCAGCGCCCGGCGGCACTCCGCCAAGTGTTCTGGCGACCACTGGTGATCCGGCTTTGCGGCCTGTAGAAACCGGTTTAGCCCCTTTGGGATCAACTGTCTGTCGTGGTGGGGTGTCGCACTCATTGTCTATGGCCGCCCAGTCCACTTGGGGCTTATCAGAGATTTCGATGCTGCTGGCAACCTTGCCATCAAGCCGATCGTAAATCTCTTTCCAGTAACGGAAATCGCCATTGATCGCCTCTTGAATTCCTTTGTCGATCAGCGATCGCAAGACTTCAGGATTAGCGTCCAGCAACTGCCCAAGCGCAGCCTGCATAGAGTGTTTCTTAGGCCGACCACCACGGTTGCCAGAGGTGCCCGGCTTAAACTGAGTAGATGGGTTTGGGAATTTGCTCATGTAGCACCTGTTATCCACCTGTTCTCAGGTTACTCATTCGTTTCCTTGATATCCATGCGGCCTAGCGCCATGATTCCCCCGTCCAGGCTTGTCAATCACACCCTTCCGCCGCAGTCGCTGCATCAAAGCGCGTTGCTTGATTGCTATGTTGCGGAACTTGGCCCAAAAAGCCATGAGTTCCGTTTGTTCTGTCATGGCTCGTTTGATCGCCTGATCCAGTTGTTTGCTGGCTCTCGTGCAACTTAAGCAGATCGCATAGCGATGCTGGTCAACCTTCCGCCCATCAACACAATGAGGACAGGGTTGATTCGGCGTACCTTCCGTCCAGCCAGATGCGTCCACACCTATCAAAACAGGTTGTACGCCGTGGATAGAACGGATAAGTCGCCTTGTGATATTCTGGTCGATTTCCCCATCCGTGGGAGCGATCGAGTCTGAACCTAATGGTTCATTCATATCTTGACGATAATCACAGGAGGTACCGACCGTCAATAGGGTGCTCAAGATTTTGTACCTCCAGCCTCTGCAAACTCGATGTACGCCTTGTACATCTTGTCGCCCTTCAACTCTGAGTAATCAAACTCAGCCGCCATCATGCGAAACGCCTTGTCCACAATCTGCAATCGGTTCCAAAGGCTCAGAGCAACTGCCTTACCTTCGCTGTCTGTGAGTGCTGCGATATCATCAAGATTGATCGTCATAATTTTCCCTATCAAAGATGCCTTCGTATGGTGATACCTGTAAGCTCTTGGTAACCTCGTCAATCGCTTCAGTAATATGCTGAATGCAGGCTGTCTTGGCTTTCTTTAGACAGTCAAATTGATCACTCCAATAGTCTTGAGTCAATTCCTCTAAAGACATTTCTTCCGGCATGTATTTCAGACTTCCAATGCTTGCAAAATATCTGATGTTGTCAAAAGACAACTCAATATGCGCCCAATACTTGCCGTGGGATAGGGTCCAGCTTGTGCCATCAGTCGTGCACCATCTTTGCTCGATCATTGTGATTTGCCTTTCTTGTCTTTCTTTCGCCGTTCGGTGTCCACCATAGCCAGAACAACTGGTATGATTTCATTCATAAAGTATTTGCTTTCGTCTTTCGTTCTTATCGCTTGAGAAAGCCAGAATGCTTCCGCCGCCTGATCTGTCTCGGCTTCACCTTCTTTATTCCCGCGTCGAAACCGATGCTCCATCGCAGAAATAATGCAGTGATAAACCTCATGGCTCACTCGCGGTTTCAGCCAGGCACTCAGTTCGTTGTTGGCAAAGTCGATAAACTCGCGGCCACTGGCCAGCAAGTAATAGTCAGGACAGCTCATGCATCATTCTCCATGTCAATTTGCGAAACCCTGTAAGCATGTTTCACTTTCTTGTTCTGGTGATATCCTTGGAGATAACGATTCTGCTTTACTGGAATGCCGGTCACAGACCGTTGGCCTTTGGTACTGGCCATCAGTTCGGTGATTGCTGGATATCCGTGATTCGATGTGTTGCCATTTGAACGATCATCCAAGATGGCATTTGCGTGCATTCGCTCATATTCCGTGCCGATTCGCTTCAGCTCCAACAACTGATGCTGTGGCATGACTTCCATTTCAGTTCGTGAGAACCTGATCTCAGCTCGCTTGGATTTCATTTGGTTGCTCCACAGTTTCAACGATGACAAAAGCGGAATCCTCATCGCCCCAACATTTGCGAGCCTCTCCCGAAATCACCTGACTGTCATCCTTCCAGAGCACACCCTTGAAAGCATCTTCCAGGCACCGCAACAGCTTTGTTCTATCCGGTTTCTGAGTGTGCCAGAATGGTGCTGTCGGCTTCATGATCGCTGAATTCTTGCCACTCCGGAAATGTGCTTTAGGTCTTGCAAATGTAAACAGGACTTGCAGATTGATTGGCCCTGATGCACACCCCCAGCCCGATTCCTTCACGGCTGTGGTCGCAGCTCGCTTGCAGAGCGTTTGCCATTTGGCTTTCCCTTTGGCCGTATCAACCACAACAATCCTGCCGGTCTTGCTGTGCTGGAATGCTTTCTTTGAGCCTGATGGCGATGGCTTGCCAAGGACAGTGAAGGAAATGCTATTCACACCTTCCTCCAAATCGTTTCAATCCCTTGATCCGTCACTGTATAATCGCCAAAAATATTCGGTGATTCAGCTTGCAATACGTCCAGAACTGCAATTGCCAGTCGCTGAATTTCAGCGTCCGCATGGATCGAACCACGAAGTTCAAGGAAGTGCCGCCATGCTCGAGCATTGCCAGTGACAAATATCTTGGTTTCAGTGCAGTTCGGCAGGACAGCACGAGCAGTTTCCCTGGCTCGTTTTCGTCTCAGGGTTGGATTGTCGATGTCGGCAAAATCGTTGTATTCCAGCGTCTCAATCATGGATTCATAACTTGCCAAGCTATGTGCAATATTGCTTGCCCAAACCCGTTCAGCGGAGCTGTCAGGCTTGATACCAGGTGGACGCACAAATGAGACCTTGTCCACATACCTTTGACTTAGCTGTGAATAACTCATGCCAGCACGATGCCTGACCAGCTCGTGCGTCAGTGACCTTGAGACGCCGGTGAAGATCATCGAGTAAACAGCATGTTCGAGAACTGAGCCGTGACCCACTTCTAAGATGTGATTGATATAAGCCTGATTGCCACCTGGTCGAGGCTTGGCAAAGCTCATATAGCACAAGCGGCCAGCGATCTCCACGAGATGCTCGCTAGCATTGTCGGTGTCGCTGTTCCAGTATTCAACTCCGTGAGCTTCCAAGAACTCGGCACAATCAAGGCTGTTGAGTTCCTGCTTGCCGACCAAGTAGACGGATGGGACGTTGATGATGTTCATGGTTTTATATCCTTTGTTGATTTTTAGCGATAAATCATGCGGTAAGCATTTAGTTTGCGCTCGAGTATTTCGATTTGGATTGATTGGTTTTGGCTATATTTTGTAAGCTCATCTATCCGATTCGAAAGTTGTACGACAGGCAATTCATATGTTGCCTGATAAACCACTTTATCGTAATCGGTTAAGTCATTTACTTTTGGCACTTTGGCTTTGATTCCTGACAGCATTTTAACTGCCGCATCTAAGGTCTTTGCTTTTGCCCACTCAGTGCCTCGAACAATATTACTGGAAATCGCCTTTTTAAGTGATAGTTCGGCAAGGTGCTGCCTTCGTTTATCTTCGATCAGCATGTAGAATGCGACCCCTGGGTTGCCGTGTGCTGAAACGTGCTGAAGCACACGAGATGATATCTTATAGTTTGTTTTGCCGACCTTTAACAGCTTTTGTGAAGGCCAGTAAATCCAATAGATTCCGCCGGATTGACTCACTTCTAAAGGATAGCAAGTCCCTCTATACGTTTTTTTTATTGTCATTTCTGACCACACAATATCTATTATTTCAGCAGACTCAATATCGGTGCAAATATCATTCACTGGTCACAACTCCATTATTCCGTTGTTTCGCTTCCCACACTTCCAACCGATCCACTCTGACTTCAAGTGGAGCCTCAACACCAATCTTGACCTTGTCGCCCCTGATCTCAGTGACGCAGACCCTGAATTGAATGCCACCGTAATTGATGACGAGAACTTCATTGACCTTCCGTGATAGCACTAAAATGGCACACCTCCTTATGACCAGTATTTAAAACACACGACCCGAGAAACAGTAGACGAATCTACCTGAAAGACTTTAGCCAACTCAGGTTGAGGCCAACCACCGAAATACAGGCTGCGTATGACGTGTACGTCACTTCCACAGAGTTTTACTGTGGAAGTGTTTTGCGAGTTTTCTTTTTGTGTTACCCATCGGCAATTGCTGGGCTTGTAATCCCCATTGTTGTCGATTCGGTCGATTGTTAGGCCAACTGCATGGCCGTTGCTTTTCGACCACGCCGCAAACGCTTCGTATGTACTCCACTCAGCACAAACTTGTATTCCTCTCCCTCCGTAGCGATGATATGACTTATTATTTTTGTTGCTGCACCGAGATTTCATAGACCGATAAGCCCAATAAATAGGACTCTGGTATTCTCCATGCTTTGAGGCTTTTCCATTCATGCAACCGCAAGACTGCTTTTTTCCTGTCCGGTTGTTTCGATTTACAACGCAAGAAATTCTTTCAAAAACTGTTTTACAGTGCGGACACGAGTAAACTCCAATTCGTCCGCTACCGCTCCCTTTTTTTATCTCAAGTGCCACTAGCATTGCTGTAACCTCCGTGATGCGTTTGAATTGATGCCGGGAGTGGTCAAACTCCCGGCGCGAGTGTGATAGGTCAACTCCCCCTGGTATCCTTGTGAGTTCGGCAGGCTGATTGCCCACGAACAAACTCGAATCAACCAACTAGGAGTCTGTCAGTAGGCTGGATTTAGCCCCTGACAAGCCGCCCAAGGGAATTGAACCCTTGCAAATCTCAATAACAGAGAGAACTCGAGATCTGAAACCATTTGCGACAAAATGCCATCCGTGGCAGCGGTCACCATCCATGAATCCCGTTTGACATCTGCTCATTACTGATCGCGCTCATGAAAATCGCCACAGATGCCACCGCTATGCGTCACCGGAGTCCAAGTCTCACCAAATCTCAGCGGCCTGACGGGATTGATTCGGCACAGTACTCGTCCACGTCCGCAACAGTCACAACCTTGGGCAAAACCACTCGACTGGATGAGACTCGAAAGCCTCTGATAGCTCTGATCACATCCAGTGCAAAGCGTTCCACAACTGCCGATTCCTGGTCGTCCAGAAATTCGCCTGGCGAAATGGTCAGGATCGGATTCGTTTGCTTTTTGAAGCGATCCATCTCGTCGTGAATGAACTCTAAATCTGTCTTGGTCATGATTAATCCTTGGAGTCTGGGTAAGGTGACCACCGGCCTAGCGCCTGTGATTCACTCACTAGAAAATCGTTGCCGTCTTTGTCTTTACCAACACTCACCAGTTTTTCAGGTGAGTAAGGCGAGCTTTCCCAATCCAGCTTTTCTTCTGTCCATTCGGGATGTTCCGCCCTCAGTGTCGCCCTGGTCGTGAGCAGCTCGGCATTGAGCAACTTCCGCCATCGGACATTGTGAGGTTTCAGATATGCAGGATCGGCTGATCGCACACCGTCCATATCTGCAAGCACTCTTTCGCGGTGCCTGGCTCGCTCAGATCCCGCCAGAACAGATTGACCTGTTCTGGCAGCTAAGATGATTTGCAGAGAAGTGACCATCAGAATGGCACCCCATCAAC